AGAAAGCATACAAAACCGAAGTTTGCACCTGCTGTAAATTACACGGGGCAAAGTCCTAATCCTATAGGAGGATACAATGGAGCAATTCAAACAACTAGCACTAACTTGGTTCCGTGCTGCCGCTGCTGCGGTTCTTGTCGTCTACATGACTGGCGAGTATAGCGCAAAGACTCTCGCTGCTGCTGCCGTTGCTGGCTTGGCTGGCCCAGTCCTTAAATGGCTTGACCCATCTGCCACCGAGTTCGGTCGCGGCTCAGAATAGTACTCATATAGGGCTCTAGCAGCCCCGTAGAGACAAGAAACCCCCTTACCTTAGTGATTATACTAGGGCGAGGGGGTCTTTTGTCGTTTCTAAAGGTTATTCAAATGCATCTTCTTCTAACTCTTCAAGCCATTGCGTGTATTGCTTCCCACGGATACGAGCCTTGATGTCGTAGTATACTGCTTCTAGTAGGTAGAAGGTTGTAATACCTGCTAGTGATGCTAGGAACGTTTCTAGAAAGTTAATCATAGTACTCCTTAGATATAGTATATATACTATTATATAAGGCCGAAGGCCGTTATATAATTACTTACATAACTAAGTATACACAGGCATAACCCAATCGTTGGAAAGCGACGGTCTTGAGACCGCTATGTATAATTGTAACTATGTCAATCAAACTAGAAGAATATACACTACCAGAGCATATGTCCTACTCTGCGTTCACAACCTACTTAACCTGTGGGTACCAATACTACCTCGGTAGACTCCTTAACAAGGAAGAAGCCCCATCCGTCTGGTCTGTTGGAGGCTCAGCGTTTCACTTAGCGTGCGAAAACTACGATAAGGAGAACATGTGACTATAGCAAATACACTATGGGCTACTGCTTGGGATTTATCTAAGGGTGATACCGACCTAACCAATGCTCGCGTTGGTGGTCGTGCCACTAAGGCTAACCCTAACAAGGAAGACCAGACCTTTTGGCAAGCAGCAGGACCCCGTTGGGTCGAAGGCTACATTGCATGGCGCAAGACTAATCCTAGTTGGAAAATCTGGACAGCACCAGATGGCAACCCAGGCATCGAACTTGCCCTAACCCCTGTCGTCAACGAGGTACCAGTCAAGATGATTATTGACCGCGTATTTGAGGTCAATGGGGAACTGGTCATCGTAGACCTAAAGACATCACAGAACACACCAACCAGCAGTCTACAACTTGGCTTCTACAAACTGGGTCTTGAACAACAGTTCGGTATCGAAGTCAAGTGGGGAACCTACTACATGTCTCGCGGTAATAACATATCCGAGATGGTAGACCTCTCTGAGTACACATACGAAAAGATGGAATACCTAATTACGCAATTTGACAAAGCACGAAAGAGTGCGATATTCTTGCCCAACACAAACAGTTGTCAGTACATGTGCGGTTTGACAGAGTACTGCCAATTCTCTATTAAGAAGGATAAATAAATGGCCGAAGAATGGAAGTTACAAGTCAACTATAAGTTGGCAACAGGAGACCTTATCAACATTCGTGCTAACAGCGCAGATGAACTAAGCGTTTTACTTGAAGGTATTGGCGATTACGCTACTCAGATTCACGCAACACAGCGACTACTGTCTCAGGTAGGTAACCTAGCCCCCCTGTCGATTACCGATTCCACTACAAGCACAACGCCTCCACCTTACTCAGCACCGCCCCAGGCTCAGGCTCCGTCCGCTATGGGAGCACCAGCGCCCGTACAGGGTGGACCGACGTGCCAACACGGGCCTCGCAAGTACAAGTCGGGAATCTCCAGCAAGACTGGGAATCCATACGCGATGTGGGTCTGTCCGATGCCTCAGGGCGCGGACCAATGCAAGCCAGTCAACTAGAACAAGAACAATTTCCATTTTGAATTAACTAGGAAGGGTGCCGATGAGAACTCTAGTACGTTCAGTAGGACGAGCCTCTATCGGAGGGGAACCCCTGCCTAGTTCGTTCAAAGCATTCGAAGCGAATAAGATTATCATTCGTCGTTCAGAAGTTTCTATGTTTGCAGGAGCCCCTGGAGCAGGTAAGTCTACACTAGCCTTAGCGCTAGCACTCAAGACCAATGTTCCAACTCTATACATATCTGCGGATACTAATGCACACACTATGGCAATGCGCCTGGCATCAATGATTTCAGGGAAGAGTCAGTCAGATGTAGAGCAGAAACTTAATACTGATGTTGGTTGGACTAAAGCAGTCCTCCAAAAAGGCAACCACATAGTCTGGTCGTTCGAATCATCACCAACCTTAGAAGACATCGATGAGGAAGTCCAAGCATTTGAAGAGTTGTGGGGATGTTCTCCGCACATGATTATCTTGGACAACCTCATGGATGTTGCAACAGACGGAGGCGAAGAATTTGCTTCTATGCGTGCAATTATGAAGGAGTTGAAGTTCCTTGCGAGAGACACTAACGCTGCGATTGTGGTATTACATCACACTTCGGAAGCAGTTCCTGGAAATCCTTGTCAACCAAGAAGTGCTATCCAAGGCAAAGTATCCCAACTACCTGCGCTTATATGCACGCTTGGCACCGTTGGCACATCGATGGGCGTGGCATCAGTCAAGAATCGCTACGGAAGAGCAGATGCGAACGGAAGCCTCATGACATGGTTAGCATTTAATCCAGAGTATATGTATATAGACGATATTCCAGAGAACGCATAATGACACACGAGCACGACTTCACAAAAGATTTAGACGGGCAGATAACCTGTTCTATTTGTGGAGCAATGGACGATGAGAAGGAGTTGTAATGACAACTCGTAAATCACACAAGGCTAGAGGAGCAACATTTGAAACTGATATACGTGATTGGTTCCGTAATAACGGTTATGATGCTGAAAGACTCGCTCGCACTGGTGCGAAAGATGAGGGCGATGTTGCGGTCAGAGCAGACTTCCTCGGAAGTATTGGAGTCATTGAATGTAAAGCCCCAGGGGCGGGCAACGCTATTGACCTCAGCGGTTGGACGAAAGAGGCTCAAACAGAAGCAACGCATTATGCGGAAGCAAGGGGCAAGAAGCGCGACGAAGTACTAGCAGCCGTAGTAATTAAGGCAAGAGGCAAGTCCATTGACGATGCGTATTTAGTTATGAGGTTAGGCGATGTATTTGGTGGATGATTTACCAGACATAGTAGCGGTGCTAAAGCACTACGGTGCCAACATTAACCGCTCATCTGGTCAAGTAAATATTAAGTGTCCGTTTCACAATGATAGTCATGCAAGTGCTAGTTTTAATACAAAACAGAATATTTTTAATTGCTTCGCGTGTGGTATGCAAGGCAATAGCATTCAAATAATTGCCAAACAAGAAAGGTGCGACATACGTGAAGCAAAGTCTATCGCAGAAAGAATTACTGGGGAGAGCAACGAGCAAGTACGCGGGAAGCATTTCTCTGGCGGAAGATTACCTAGTAAGTCGGGGAATAACAAAGGAAGTAGCGCGTCTGGCGCGATTAGGCGTAGTAGAGGAGCCTGAACCTGGACATGAACAGTACACAGGACGGCTTAGCATTCCGTATATCACAAAGACTGGCGTTGTTGACTTGCGTTTTCGCTCTCTTAACCCTGCTGTTGAACCAAAGTATATGGGTATGGTTGGTGTTGATACTCGCATGTACAATGTACTTGACATTGAGGTTGCTGGCGACTGGATTGGAGTCTGCGAGGGAGAACTGGACACGCTTACAATGTCTAAGTTGGTTGGAATTCCCTGCGTTGGCGTTCCTGGAGCCAACAGTTGGAAAAAACACTATACAAGATTACTTGCTGACTTTGAAAGAGTCTTCGTCTTTGCCGATGGTGATGCCCCAGGGCGTGAGTTTGCAGCGAGTCTCTCCAGAGAACTCCCTGTCACTACGGTCACATTTGGAGATGGAGAAGATGTTAACAGTGCTTACATTCGACACGGAGCACAATTTATCAGAGAAAAAATGGGGTTAAACGTTGATTGAGATTCCGCAATGTAAAGTATGTGGCACGCAGTTTGACAACATCTTTGATGCAGTCAATCATCTTATGGAAGATGACGATGATGTCTTTGACCCAATGCTTAGATTGCCCAATGGTTACTCGTTACTCCTCGGCTCTTTACTAGAAGAAATATACATACACTCGGATGACCCAGCATTCATCAAGGACATCACAGAGATGACATACGCTACATTGTACGCAGCACAGACAGATGTAGTCCAGATGAAAGAGTTGGTTGAAGAAGCAATCATCAAGCAACACATGTTTGATATAGATGATGAATTAAAAGAACTACTAGAGGAGGATAAATGAATAAAGAATCGCGCTTGGATACTCACTTAAGTAATACGGTGTTTGAGTTGTCTCAACTCCTTATTAGCAAACACTTAGACTACGGCCCAAAGAACATCTCTGATGCTCCTGGCGGTGCTATCAATGGCTTGCGAGTAAGAATGCATGACAAGTTAGCACGAATCAACAACTTGGTTGACACCAAGGCTAACCCTCAGCATGAGTCGCTTGAGGATTCATTTAAGGATATGGCAAACTACGCAATCATCGGATTGCTAGTACTGAGAGGACAATGGGATAGCGAATGAAAATCTTCGGACCATACAAAGGTAGTAAGCAAAACGGTGGACGACCAATCTATGTTTTTAAGCGTAAGAAAAAAGATGGAAGCGTCGAGACTACTTCAAGTAATAAGGCTCGCGTTGATTACGAGAAGGCAACAGGCAAGACGTTACCGAAAGATTCAGAAGTAGACCACAAGAATAACAAGGGTCGAGTAGGTGATGACCGTATATCCAATCTTCGTGTCTTAAAAAAGAAAGACAATGTCGCATTAGAGAACAAGCGTAGGACAACTAAGAAGGCTGCTCCTAAAAAGACTACTAAGAAAGCGGTTAAAAAGAAGCCATGAAAACTATAGTCTGCGTGTCCGATTTACAGATACCTTATCACGATAAGCGTGCCGTTGCTAATCTTGCTGCTTTCATCAAGGCTTACAAGCCAACCGAAGTAGTATCCGTTGGCGACGAAATGGATATGCAGACTATTTCTAAATGGTCAAAGGGTACACCCCTAGAGTATGAGCGTTCTATCGGACGGGATAGAGACGAAACAACTCGGGTGCTCGAGTCACTCAAGGTCAAGCATATCATTCGGTCAAACCACACGGACCGTTTGTATAACACAGTTATGATGCGTGCTCCTGGGTTGCTCGGGTTACCCGAGTTGGAACTTCCAGAGTTCCTGCGCTTGGATTCTATCGGCGCTACTTACCATACAAAGCCTTATGAATTAGCACCTAACTGGTTACTAATGCACGGCGATGAAGGCGCTATGAAGTCTACTGGAGGGCTTACAGCCCTTGGTTTAGCGATGCGTACAGGTAAGTCAGTAGTGTGTGGTCACACGCATCGAATGGGTCTCGCTCATCATACCCAAGCGTATGGAACTTCAATACCTCAGACAGTATGGGGCATGGAAGTTGGCAACCTCATGAAGTACAAGGAAGCAAAGTACATCAAAGGTGGACTGTTCACATGGCAACAAGGCTTCGGTATGTTGTATGTCGATGGTCGTACAGTAGTGCCAGTTACAATTCCAATTGCTAAAGATGGGTCGTTCATTGTCGAAGGTAAGGTGTGGGGTCGATGAACTGGGAACGCATCGAACCTTGGGATTACATCGTTGTTCATGTGGCAGACGAGTACAGTCGTAAATTTACTATGGTCGCACGCGAGGATATTAAGCAGTCGCTCTATGAATGGTTTGTGTCGCATCCTAGGAAGTTGACAGAGTGGGAATCATTTAGCAAGAAGTCTGCTCAGAATTTATTGTATCGTTCGCTTCGCAATCAAGCGCTGGACTATTGCCAGTATTGGAAGTCTAAGTCGTTAGGCTACGAAACATCAGACTTGTACTTCTATGAGCCAGATATCATTGAGGCGTTGCTCCCTGCCGTATTGCGTGGAGATGTAACAGAAGCACCAGTGCTTAACTTAGGCATGCCTGGAAAGCCATCTGCGCCAGCAGAAGGTGGCAACATGATGGCTATGATGGCTGAGATTAAGGCTGCTTATCTAAAATTAAACACAGAGGATAGACACATTCTCTATCACAAGTACGCAGGTTCATTATCGTATGCTGATATCGCAGAAGAACTCGCCTTACCTAGTGATGATGCTGCGCGTATGAGACATAATCGCGCAATCAAAAAACTCATCACTAGGCTTGGCGGATTCCGTTCTTACTTAGATAAAGACAAAACAGAAGAGGTACGGCAGGACGAATCCAGCCATAATGAAGATGGTGAACAGGGACAAGAAACCGATTAGTGTTTCTTTATCCATAAATCTCCCATCGTTCATACTCTTCATGCTCTGCTATCTCCCTAGCCCGTGCCATTCTTACATACTCTAACAAAGCACCTGGTGTTACAAGATATCCCCTCGATGGATTCGGGGGTATATTACATGTCACAGGCTTACCGATTTCCCACACTGCTTCTTTGAGTCGGTACAATGGAATCATTAGTACTGAATCTTCTAACATGAATGCCCAGTGAGTTGCTTGGCTAACCCTCACGCCAGATGGCATCCAACTTTCGTTACCTACATACCAACACTCTGTCTCGATATACAGGTTGCCAGTATCTACCCACCGCCTGTCCGTCTTGACTTCTACTGTGTCAAGGTGAAGCAGGTCGGCTATCTTACTCTCACCTACCATGCCATCGCGTAGGTCTATATCCCAGTTACTATCTTTCATCTATCCTCCAAGTGTTTTTGCCATGCTTTATCCCAGTCGTAACTTTCGAAGTACTCTTCAACGCTTTCAACAACTTTATTCTGTAGTTCCTGTCTCTCTTCATCTGTCATAGGTCGTCCCAACAATCTGGGCATATAGCCCAGTCAGCGAACTTCATTCTGGTATTGCTTTCGACCATACTCTCGCATCTTGTACACATGGCTAGGTCATCATCCATACTTACCCTCCTGTCGAGTAGAAGCCTGTGCCATTGAACTTAATGGCTGGCACTGAGTATATCCTAGTAGCCCCCCAACCGCAGTCACAGAGCACCCCATCATCTCTCTTATCTATCTCGCGCTGTAAAGTGTAGAGTTGTTCACACTTTTCGCACTTGTATTCATATGTCGCCACTAATACCAGCCCTTCCGCTGATGAAACTTCCATGCCATGCATGGTGTTCCGTATCTGTGGATAATATATTTCATTCCTCTGTCAATCTGTAATGGTGCAGGAGTTCTAGGGTCTAGCCCTAGTA